CTATCCATTATCTTCCTTTTGTTCCCTTCTTTTTAGGAATTCTACTTCTTGGTGGTCTAGGTCTAGCCATAATTATTTATTTTGCAAAGTTAATAAAAATATTGATATAATCAAAATTATATGATAATAACCTTGGTTATAAGAGTTCCATCTTCATTTCTAAGGGGACTATCTAAAGTCTTTATATATCTACTTTCCAAATCAGCATTTGATACTAAAATATGATTTTCACCATATTTATTTTCTTCTGAGGGAATTATATGTGCAAATTCTTCATAAGAAAGAGTTTTATAATTATTAGTAGCATCTCCGTACCTAATTGTTCTTGTTACCCAAGAAAAATTACCATTTTCAGTACAATTAGCTTTTCTAAGTATTATTTTTTGATTTTGCGTTCCAGTTATTTGAATAGTTTTACTATCTTCTCTGTTATTATAAAAAGTACAATATATAAAAGATACTTTTGGAAACGCATTCTGTATAAGTTGATTATAATAAATAAAGGAATCTTGTACATTAAATGTGCAATTACAAAATTCAATGTTCTTAGTTTCTAGTCTAAAATAGGCAGTACTATTTATTTTAATAGTTGCATTAATAATTCTTATATCTTGATTTACGTTCCATACACCTGATATTGTTATAATATGTCCGTTTCCATCAATTATAAGATTAGGATATTTTACTGCCCAATTATCCAATGTAGATACTGTAATATCAGATAATAAAACTATTTTATTAACCCCTTTTTCATTTCCATACCTGTTTATTTTGCTTAAAGCAATATCAATAGACGCAACTGCTAATTCAGGAGTATAACCTATATAATTTTTAGTAGAATTCACATTTACATATATAATACTATCTCCTATAAAGTGTGAATTTCTGAAAAAGAAAGGTTCTCCCACATATCCTTCACTCTTTATATTTAAAGAACCCCAATAATTTAAACTATCAGATTCATAATCAAGTACAGAAGTTAAACAAGTAGAGCCTAACTCTCTGTAATTATTTTCTCTAATATCTCCTATATTAATTACTGTGTAATTAATATTATTATCATTTTCTAATGATAATAATGATTTCTGAATATTAGTATATTCTCCATTTATACTTAAAAAATTCTGATATGTGTTTCCATCAGTAATTAAAGATATTCCTCCTTTTCCTCTATATATCTTATATGTAGAATAAAAAAGAGAATTTGTAACTCTTATACCTACTCTATTTAAATAAAATACAGAACATTTATCAGCATCATCTGGGATACTATCTCCTGTTATTCTTGGATTTATATTTTCAAAATACCCTCCAGTAAATAATGAAAACTTGTTTGTTCCATCGGCTCTAGCTGCTGATATATAAACTGCATGAACTTTATATTTTTCATAAAGAGAAGAATCAAAATTATTCCCTATTTGCTCTATAGTAATTCTTTCAAATAAATTTTCTTGGAATAATCCTACATTATTTATGCAAATTCCTATATTGGAAGCTTGACTAATTACAATATCTCTAAAGCTATTAGCATTAAACCATATTAAACTAGAATTTGAAGAATTTAGAATACCGTCTAAGTAAAACCCTATTTTTGTATTTAATATTCTAATATTATTAAAATAATTATCATACATAGCATTCCCAGAATCTCCAGATGAAGCTTCTAAAGATGTTACTTCAAAATGAATTCCATATTCAAAACTGTCAATTACTATATTATCTAATGTTATGCCACTAACAAAATTAGTAGGACTTTTCGTGCTTATTCCATTACCAATTCCATTACCTTTTAACATTATATTTTGTAGTTTTACACCAAATTTTAATCCTTCAGCATAAGTGTCATTTTCGTTAACTCCAATAAATATTAAACAATCCCCAGAAGATTGTATAATACTAAGAGTATTTTTTCCAGCATATCTATAGTTAGGATTACCACCTACTATACTTCTTTGTCTTTTGATAGTTATAGGATTACTTATATAATAAGTTCCAGTTGATAAGAAAACATTACCTAGATTAATAGCTTGTTGTATAGCATTACTATCATCAGTCCCTTCACTTTTTTTAGCTCCAAACCATTCTGGATATAAATAAGAATTATTGCATTTTCCAGTAAAAACTACATTATCAAATACTAATATCTTAGGTCCCATTAATGTAGTGTTTACAAGATTCAAGTTTCCATTACTTATTGAACCTCCTTCAAATTGTAATACACATCCTTCAGGTATAGTAATAGTCTCTTCATTTAAGTCATAATCATACTGAATAATATAAATAGTATTGCTACTATTTATCATATCTTGAGTAAGTATATTTTTACCATCTACTATATTTTTTCTTAGATATTTTCTGCCTAGACCACTAAAGTCAGAACTACTATATTCTTTATCCTTAAACTTTAAAATACCATTTTCAGTAGTTACATCTTCTTCATCTGCTAGATAGTCTATATAGGTAGGACTTCCAGTGATAGCAGCGGTTCCTTTATAGAGATTTCTTATGTAAGTTCCTTCAGGAAAATTAATAGTGCCATTATCTATACTACCTCCTTTAAAGTCTAATATACTGCCATTTGGGATATTAATAGTTTGCCCATTTAAATTAAAGTCGTATCTTATTTCATAGACAGTTTTAATATTATTAATCATCTCCTGAGTAAGAAGATTAATATTTCTGTTATTAACGATAGTCCAATTCTTTCTTAAGATTTTATAACCTTTTCCACTAGCTTGTTCAGGATTATATTCTCTATCTTTAAATTTAAGAGCTATACCTTGTGTTGTTAAATCTTCATTATCTGGCAGATTAGTTACTTTCCCACTAGAAAGTAGCATCTCTTGAAGTTCCTTACTTAGGTGCTGTGGAAGAATAGCCCCATCTGGAATTTTACTAGCATTATTTTGGACATATTCCATATCAGGAATAATTTCCCAATTTATATCGTCTGCCCAATTAGTTATTATGTCTTTAGCAGAACCTTTATATACTTCAGTAACAATTTCAGAATCCTCATTTAAGTAAGTTATCCATAGCCCCTGTCTTCTCATTAGTAAAGTAACTCTATTTCTTGTAGCAGTCACTGAGCCTTGCCAAGGAACTAATATATGATTATATCTAATTAATATATCAGATAATTTTTCATTGGATTCTTTATCTATAATACCATCTATATAAGCTATAGGATATATATTCTGATAATTACCAGTTTCCTTAGCTTTTTTAATTAATTGGTCATTTGTTTTCATATTTTTATTCTATCTTAAAAGTGCTGCACTATTACTAATCACTGACTCTTGAGTCTTCGTCCATAACCCTCTTTCAATGCAAGTATAAATTAAAGCTTCACCTAAAGTAGCTCCCACATAAGCATAATCTCCTACATAAGGTAATGGACATTCTTGAAATAATAGAATTTCGCTAGGAAAAAATCCTTTAAATTTATTATTATCACTTCCCATTATATTCCTCCAATATCCTTCATTAAGCCAGTTGTCAGTAGTAAATGAATTATATTGGTAAGTTTCCCATTGCTTAGTAGTACTATCTATAAATGTTATAATACTCCCAGGTATTCTATTTTGAGTACTTATAGAACTTATAGCCTCTGACAAAGAAACTGGAATATCAAAATTTCCTACATATTCATGATAATTAATTACATTATTTTTTCCTATACCTTTATATAAGTCTCTTACACTTATTTTAGCATTTATTTGATTACTTAAAACAGGGACAAAATCTGTTAATTTTAATTCATAAACAGTATTAAATTCTGAATCCTTTACAGATTTCCTCTTAAGCCAGTTTTCTATTTTGTTAAAATCTGATTGAGTAAAAAACATAGTTATAAATTTAAGTTGTTAATACTCCTGCTGTTCTTAAAGCTGCTAAAAGTGCATTTACTTTAGTACATATGGCAGCAGCATCTTCAGTCCCAGCTAAATCAGTTACAGCAGTAGCCATTAATACTCCTCCTCTAATAGAAGTAGTAGCATTTGGCAGAGTATAATTATTAGCATTTTCAGCTATATTATTTAACTTACTTTTATCAGTGGAACTCATTAAACCGTTAGCTGAATCACTGGCTACTTCATAAGTAGTATCTGTCCAAGGAACATTAACAAACATTTTTCCATTTTCATCTAGTTCCACTGGATAATTTTTAGCATTTTCAGTATAACCAATCATTACTAATCCTAAGGTAGAATCAGTAGCTTTTGCATAAGTAGTATTTAAATCTACCCAAGGTACATTTACTTTCATAGTACCATCACTATTTACTTCTACTAAGTAATCTCTATCAGGAGTAGTTCCAGTAGTAGAAGATTTTACCCCTCCTAAAACATTAACTGTGGCAGTAGGTAATGTATAAGCTGAAGGAATATCAGGTTTATCTGATAAATCATTATATGACCCAGAAGTAGCAACTGGAGCAAACTCAGGTTTATTTATAATATCATTCCAAGTAATCTTACCTTTATCACTCCCTATAGTCACCCATTTGCCATTAATAAATCCCTTTAAGTCACTACCTTTCAACCATAAGGCATTAGTAGGAACTGGAAAAGGAGATTCTATAATATCTCTAAACTTTCTCATATTTATTTAGTATTAGAAGTTGTTCTTTGTTTATTTATTTGTTTTTGCTTTAACTCAGCATCCTTAGCATTTTTATCTTTAGTTACTTGTAATTTATCATACTCAAGTTGAAGATTCTTATCAAATTCTCTAATCTGTTCAAGTAACTTATCCTTAGCTTCTTGACTATACTCTTCAGGAGCTATACCATCACCTTCAACATCATTAGCTCTTGCTTGTGCTGATATTTGTGCTACTAATATCTTAGTTTCATTATCTCTGACATTAGCTTGTTCCTTCTGTTGTAGTTCAGCTTGTTTTTGTTCATTCTGCATTTGAGCTACTCTTTCTTGAGATTCTAACTGTTGTTGCTGAGCCTGAGCTTGTCTTTCTCTTATTTCCTTCTCATCTTTCTCAATCAATCTTTGTTTCTCAGCTAGTGAACTTGAAGTATATAGCTTAGTAATAGTACTAAATGATAATGTCTGTGTCTGTAATGCAGCTTGAGCTAAAGTATCAAGTTTAGATTGTAGTTCTTGTGTACCATTACTATTGTCTACTACAAGACCATAATCAGCTTCAGCAAATTCATCTCCATCAATATCCATTATCCTTGTAGAAGTATCACTAAGAATATACTGAAACTTCATGCTCCTACCTCTCATTGCAACCTTAGCAGTCTCTAAGAAACATTCTAATGCTCTTCTCTTTACATCATCATGTATTGTGAATAACCACTCTGTTATATGAGAAGATTGCAGGGTGGCTCTTTCTACACCTCCTACAGTTTCCCTATTACTTACTTGACCTTCTCTTTGCTTGGTAATACCAGCTACCTCAGCCATTTCCATCTTGATAAACTCAAGAAGATTAATTAGCTGCTGAATATAATTTCCTATATTAGTACTGATTATACCTTTACTTGCATTATTCATAGCTCCAGCAAGTTTACCAGTAGAAGCTCCTATAGTACCTTCCTTGAAACTGTCAATAACAGCAATATGATTTATTCTAGCATAATACATCCATTTACCTATATCCCAACCCTTAGGAATTTTACTCAAGTCCATTTCAAGTATGTCACCCCAATTATTAGCTAAGGCTTTATTTAATCTATCATGGATAGCATCATATAGATAGTTATAAGGCTTCATCATGTCCACCAAGGAGAATGGTCTGTTATCATTTAGATTATATATAGAACCTACAATACCAAAATGACACCTTGAAGGGTTACTTAACCTATTATATTGAACCAATCTTGGTCTCATATTTACATATATACCATCCTTTTGGTCTCCAATAAGAGTCCCCTCCCAAGCCTCATTTATCCAAAATGTCTGAGCCTCCTCTCCATTATCAGTATCTACTATATAATTTTCAGGATAAAAGTTATATTGTTCTTCACCTGTCTCAGGGTCATAAGATTTAACTTTCAGTATCTTTCTCTTTGACTTCCAGTACATTCTTACCACTCTCAGATTTCCTGCCAAATCATAAGGAAGCAAGCTATTATTTAAGGCATTATCATTAAACAGGTTACCAGCATCAAAGTAATAGTTTCCTCCACTGATAGATACCTCATCATCAATCATATTAGCATTAATGAATCCATATCTCTCATCAAGATTATCCATACTATCTGTAGTACCTTGTCCTACATGGTCAGGAAGATTCTCTATATACTCTATATCTTTCTTGGTAAGAACATCATAATAAGTGTCAATTACCTTTGCAGGACTCCAATAATCCTCAAGTATGATTATATCAGCATCTTCAATCTTATTACTGTAACCTGACTTAAATACTCTAATCTTCAATGGATTCACTCTTTCAATAACAGGTTCACCTCCTACAATATCACATTGGTAAATCTCTTCACCAACAGCCATTGCATCCATGAAACCATTATTAAATATAAGAGGAATATTATACTCTTTTATGTAATGATTAAGCAGAGCATTAGCCCTTATCTCCCTTAAGTCTTGCCATTCATAAGTATAGTAGTCATTTAGCTTCTCAAGTCTTTGATTAAATTCATCTTCTGACATAGAAGTATCAGCAATAAGTTGCTGTAAATCCTGAAGTAAGGCATTTTTTTTATTTTCTTCTATCTCTGAAATAGCATTAGGATTAGTAACAACTACTTTAAAATCAAATACCCTTTTACTTTCTTCACCTCTAAGAACATTTAATTTGCTATTCATAATAGGAAAGTGTTGAATCCTATCAGGTATATAGTTAGCCTTAATATGGTCTGGATTTAATACCATTTCCATATCAGTCATAGTTAAATGACCATTAAGTAACTTGTAGTTTATTATCTTATGGGTTACTGATTTCCTAACTAAGCTATAGTTAAAATATGTTTTGGCAACAGCCCAATCCAAGTGAGCAGCTCTCCACTTCTTATTTTTAGCCTTAAATGACAACATTTGTCTAGGTAAATTGCTATTAATTGTTGTATCACTCATAATTTACCTCCTTATATTGAAGTATTAAGCCGCTATAAGGATTAATAGTTTTATTATCTAAAATCTTTTTAATACAACTATAACTTTTACCTACATAATTTGCGGCATCTTTAATAGTTACAAATCTTTTTATTTCATTATAATCTTTATCTAAAAGTACTATGTATTTATTATAAATAGGAGCTATATTATTGGTATTTCCTTCATAGTATTTCCACTGAAATCCTTGAGTTAATTTTCTTTTTCCTAAAGCACAGCAGCTTACATGACTACTATTAATATTTAATATTCTTCCAGCTTCTTGAGTAGAATTATAAGTACAGATGTAATTGCCGTGTATATCATAGCAGTTTACTTTCTTGCTATTTACTTCTGCAAGGAAATCTCTCCTCTCTTTACTTAAGTGAGTGCCATAAAAGAGATTTTCTTTACCTTTCTTAAGTGGTTTTAATCCTCTTAATCTATATTCTTTCTCTTCTTCTGAATAAGAATCCCAAATCTTTTTAGAAGCTATTCCTATCTTTATTTTCTCTTCTAAGGATTTCCTTCTACCAAATTGAGAAGCTTTCTCTCCTTTATAAGATTTGAGTTTAAGTATAGTTTCAGATGAAAAACTATTAGTACCTTCTCCCCCTTCTCCTATATTATAGCTTCTATCTTGCCTCTTATATCTTTTTATTAGTAGTCTTTCAAGTTGCATGGCAGTATCTTTAGATAAAGATGAAAATAACTTTATATGATTAAAATTATTCCATCCATACTTTTCAATAGCTCTGTCGAAAAGAATACAATGCTTATATCCCTTTCCATTTCTCCATCTCTGGCAAAGATACTTTCTTTTAGTTATACCAACATATACCTTATTGTTTATTTTATTAATATGTAAATATACATAATACTTCTCCATCTCTTTCATTTTAATTCTCATGCAAAAGTAGGTAAATTTGTATTAAAAAACAACAGGATAAGTATTTTACTTATCCTGTTATAGTTCTTTTACTAAATTTACTGGAATCTTGCTGGAAGAAAGGGTCATTTCCAAGATAATCCTTGGGAACTTCCTCTGTATCTCTTGAAGGGTTTCCTTGATATAGTACCATTTTTTCCTCTCTATACAGCATAACCATACCCAATGCTCTTATTCTATCCACATTTATCTCAGGATTAAATGCTATAAGCTCTTCAAGCAAAGCTCTGTTCCTTATCCTGAATAGGTTCTGAACAGTAGTTTCTACCTCTTCACCTTCATCATTCTTTATAAGCATGACTACAGGTTTCATCAGCCAGTCTCTTATAAGACCATTAGCATAATTATTTATAGCTGCTGAGGCATTAACACCCTTCTGATTACTACCTACTCTACTATACTTAATAAGCTGTTTATCCCTTAAATATTCAGGAGTATCAGCCAATAAATGAGTGCAATTCATCTTAGCAAAGTAAGCATAAATACCCTTCTTATTAGATTCATAAAGACACTTTGCATTGTAGAATAAACACAGTAATCTTACTATCTCATAGTTATCCTCAGCCATTCTTTGTCTACCAGTATATTCTGCCACTATGGTATCTGTCCATAAATCAAGAACAAAGGTAGAAGATAGTGAAGAAGATTCAGCAGCATCATTATCTACAGGGTCATGTCCTATTATGTATCTTATATGAGGTACTTTACCTGACCTGTCTTTCTCAGGCATAGCAAATATCTCAACAGCACCTGGGGTATCATTCTCTACACCATACTTCCTGATAGGTTCATCATTAGTAGGTTTAAACTCTACTTGCCCTTCCTTATTAATAGTTAATTGCCCTACATAGACATCATCATAAGCCTGTGGGTCAATATCAAGTTGCTGCAATCTTTCTGTCAAAGCTGTAACTGGGAAGAAGGCTGACTTAACCTTAATAATAGCCTCTGCTGGTGTAATAGGGTCCTCAGCAATAACTCTAAGAACTGACTTAGGGTCTGAAGAGAACTTGGCTTTATATCTTGCCATCAATATCTCTATAAGAGCCTTGACTACATCAGATACTCCATCCTTATTATAACATCCTGCCCTGTTTACATAAGAGGGAAAGAAATAACCAAAAGTAGGTTTACCTTGCTTAGGTCTGTCATAGACATTCTCTATTGAAAGTATGTTATAAGCCTCTGGATTATACAACAAAGTCTTAGCTGAGCTAAAGTCTGATTCTTTCTCAGCGGCAGTATTATGAGTTACTATATTATTAGCTAAATAAGTATGACTTAATCCTGCTGTTAAATTATAGACATCTTGCTCTCCTACATTTTCTATAGAAGTTACCCTATAAACTAATATATCTTTTGGATATTTCTGTTCTTTTTTACTTGGAGTTGTATCATAATAAGTTTTTATATCTTCTATAGACTGTTTTTTATGTGTAACTAAGAGAGAAAGTACCTGATATGCCCTTATACAATTATATCTTCCAGAGATTATCAAAGTGTACCAAGGATTTTTATCTTTTCTGTCAGATTGTATTCTTGGCTTAGTCTCTGTTATAGCCCCTATAACTCCAAATTTTCTCCATAACAACTGAACTTGCTCTAATATTATTCTATTACTCTGAGTTAAAGATATATATCCATCTTTATTAAACCATATACTTCCATCAGTATCATATAATCCTGATAGTAATAACGAGGTATCTTCTTTAGTAAGAGTCTGGTAATTACTTGGTAGTCTTTTTTGATTTTTAACTTGCCCATAAATACCTATTTCCCTTAATCTGGAACATATATTTTTAATTCTAATATCTTCATATACTTTATTTTTCATAGTTATATGAGTAGATGATAAAGACCAATCATATTTACTCTTAACGTAATTAAGAAGTTCTTTATCTTCTGAACTATATTTAGGGGATTGTCTTAGTCCATAAGAACCATCCCCAATTAACATTCCAACTAATCTCGCATCAAATAAAGTATCTGTCCCAAATATAGGAACCTCTCTGCTCTCAATAACTCTATCTCCTATACTTAAATCTCCAGCCTTTTTGAATACTTCCTCATAGTATTTCACAGAACCATCATGGTTCATTCTTAGTTTTTGAATAAGAATTGGATGGTCTATAGAACACTTAAGATTATTTCCATTACTAAGAGTAATACTTACACACTCCTTTCTTGCTATACTAATTTGATTTAATATAGGCTCTTTAGTAATTCCCCTACTTAAATTAATATTTGGTATAGTATTAGTGGAAAAGGAATCTGTAAACCCTATAATACCGTCAGATTGAATCAAATTTTCTATACTTATATTTCTACCATCTAAAGTCCATACTTTAGTCCCAGCACATACACATCCTACAAGATACATAGTAGCAAAGGTATAATCACCATCCTCCACAGACTTTCTGGTAATATCATACAGGGAAAGTAATCCCTTGAATGAACCCATCTCCTCAATGAGAATCCAACCTCTCTTACCTCTAATCTTCTCACTATCATCCTTAGCAGACACAGCAAGAACTTGGTTCAAAGAACCTTGCTCAACACCATATTCATCCTTATAACCCATTTGCCAAGACATCTCATTAGGAGAGTTCTTTAGCATAAGATGGGGGAAAGGAGTATTAGAGAAACTAAAGTTAATAGCAGGTTTGAACTTACTTAAAGTACCATCCTTATCATCACTCAAGAACTCTTTCTGATAAGCAGTAAGTACTGTAATAACCCTCTTCTTGGACTCAAAAGATTCTCCTAAGATAAGATTATGTCCCATAATAGCTGATAAACTATATGACTTTGCACAACCTCTCTTAGCCAACTCTATGGCATGATGACCTTGCTCTCTGGCATTATAGAGATAATAGAACCTCCATATATTACCTTCCTGAACAAATGGGAAAGCCTCAGTTCTTACAGCCTTCTTCCTACCCTCAGTAATCTTATTGACCATCATTGGCTGGTAGTTCAGAAACCAGTAGTTATATCCTGAAATCCAAGCTCCATCAGACTCTCTTATAAGACCTTCATAGCATCTTCTTTTCTCCTCATCCCAGAATTTTCTATACTCTGAGTTAGGATTACTGTTAGGTCTGAGGAATGTATAACAGCCATGCTTCATAAAGTGAAGTGCTGGTTGTCTGAAATAATCAGCATCCTCAAGTATAGGGGGATTGGTTATATCAACTATAGCTGCACCTCTCTCATCTCTTGGTAAATTCTTATAGTAAGGTCTATTAGGGGAGATAAGGTT